AGTGGAAGCAACTGGTATAGTGGAAGCAACTGGTATAGTGGAAGCAACTGGTACAGCAGAAGCAGCTGGCGCTACATACAATGTTTCATCTGCAACAGTATCTGCATCAATATCATATTTAGATTCTTCAATTTCCACTTCTTTTTCTTCCTTTTCATCCACTTCATCTACTTCATCTACTTTATCTACTTCATCCACTTCAGGTTCTTCGCCTTGATCTTTATTCTTTGAAATATATTTACCACTTGATAGGATAAAAGCATCATTGATTGCAAATTTGGATCGTTTTAATTCAACCAATACATATTGACCAATTTCCACTTTATCAAATTCTTCGTCTCCAATGTGTAAATCGCGAGGTATTTGAACATGAATAGCATTATTGTAATTTACGTATAAACCCATTTTATTTTTACGAATCACTTCTCCATACAAACGAACACCATCCACAGGATATAGAACTTTTGCTTGTAATTTTACATAGTAATTGGAATCGCCCGTGAACCGTGCTGCCTCAAAATACCCCACAGAACGTGATAGAAGTGATACAGAACCGGGAAGAACAAACCCCTGTTCTGAACATTTGTTTTCAATCATTTGAATAGCTTTTTGCAACAGAATGTCATCAATCGGTTCTGTCTTGACTCTATTTAGTTCCTTAGGGGTGATACTTACTTTCTTCTCAAAGAAAACGGTTGATTCCATTCTGCTCTAGCTATTCTAAAAGGAATTAGTGTGTCAATTTTTTATATTCTGTACTTTTTTGGCAGGCTTTTTTAGAACTTGTTAAAGCCTTTACCCTTTTCTCTCTTTCACTTTAACCCGTTCAATGCTCTTATGTCCCGTGTAATAAGCAGAAACAGGACGATAGAACCATCGTTTACCATCTACCATTTCTTCATCCATGTATCGTAATACAAAATTAAACAAGGTACAAATACGATTTGAATTTTTAATTTGAAGAACCTTAATAAGTTGATCATCTTCCATGATATCACGGTCTTCATTTAATTGCACACTATTTAAATCAAAATCACTATACCCATTTCTGTTAAGAACATCACCCAATTTGATTAGTTTCGCCATATGAACCGCAATCTTACTATTTCGTGCACATTCTAATCCTACTCCAAGCCTTTCATCTCCTGCAGGTGGTTCACCTGTTTTAAATATATATTGTCGGTTTTTAACAACAATAAATCCATACAGAATACCAGTTGTTTTCGTATTGACTCGTAGTTGTTTAAGTGGATCACTTGCATCTTGTTGTATACGATTAATAATAACAATACTACATGTTGTATTATCTTCACAGATATATTGTAATTGATTTGTATAAATTGGATCTAATAATCTGTTAATGTTCTGTTTTCCAAATCGGTATTGACTTTCTTCTATGCACTCTTGTACATCTAGTCCGCTTGAATAAATGAGCCATTTCTGTTCATTAATCTGTAACCATTCATCCCACAAATAAAACAATAATGCTCTACGAAATGAATTGGAATCTTTTCGTGTAGATTGATGAAATGAAATATGAAACCACCAAATCGTCTCAATAATATTTGAATATTTCTCCAATAAATCCTTATCAGTACCTGCCAGTGCAAGACGCCAATATTCTATTTGTATCGGCGGTGGAATATACTCATCATATTCTGCAATATAGGCGATCCATTCTGAAACTGCAGTCCATCTATCAAGAATAGATTCATCCACGGGCACCAATTCTTCTGTTATTTCAGGCGTTTCATATAAAATAGGAATGTATTCATCGCGCTTGATAGGGAATTGTGCAGAACGAATTGCAAGTGGGATAGATAAATCTTCATAAATATTAGGTTGAAATATATAATATCCATTGCAAAAACGTATATATCCTTTCATGCCATTATGTATAATTTGAAATGCTTTATTATTTACAATTTCATTTAACACAGTAACAGACGCAATGCGAGGAATATCTGCTAAGATTTCCCACATGTTTTCAGATTGAATAAAGGTCTGTTCACGAAATTGTCCCTTAATACGTTCTTTTACTTGATGCATACGCCATCGTGCAGAAAACTCATCATATGTAGAATCATCCTTTTTTAAAAGATTAACCTTAATTTCAGGATTACATTTATAATCACATGTATCTAGCCAGTCACATATTGCTGTAAATGGCATATCATTGATTTCAACTTCTTCACGTACATTGCGTTGTGAATCAACTTGACGAACTGTATCTTCTCCACGAATAACAATGGCATCATGATTCAAATTACAGTCTAATGAGGATTGTTTCATAATGCGTGTCACATTGCCAATATGAACTGCTTTTTTATATCCTCTGCGATAACTATATAAATCAGATGTTTCTCTCTCATTATCCATGACCGCCACATATAAATATATAGTATTATTCCGTTTTTCTGGTTCAAGTGCACAATGAGACAGAAAACGAATAGCACGACCTGTAACTTGTTCTGTTTTATTTAAATGGTACCATGCATCAATTAAATGTGTTTCGCGAATAAATCGTAAATCTACACCTTCAGATGCAATCTGCGAACCAATAATAATCTTCATATGTTCGCCATATTTATTTTCAAATCGGCGCTGAGCAGTAATGGTTTCTTCATTATTTGGTGAAATATCTATATCACCTGTTAGAATACCATATTTTGCAGGTACAAATGAATGAGATACAGCAGCTGCATTTGTTCCTTTATGTTCATCTTCTTTTCTGGGACATAAGGCACATTGTCGTCCTCCAGGAACTTGAATGCCATCAGCGAGTAGCCCACGTCGTCGTTTATAATGAGTATATCCGTTTGCTTCTAGGACAAGTGCAAGAGGAATCGCACCACCGTGTACAAACCGACTGTATACAAAACAACATCCTTCAGCGTTTCGTAGACGATCTAGTAAGAATTCAAATTTTGCACTGTACTGTCCAATATTCTGTGCAGCCAACCATTCAGGTTTACCAATCTTGGATCGGTATACTTTCTCTTTGTCCCGTGTTTCTCTTATAAATACTGTATCCAAAGAACGAATATCTGTACGCGCTCTATAGTTGGCAGGATCTGTCCCTTGTGTGGCAGGTGTAGCAGGAACAATAAAATTACCTGCATGAACAAGACGTTCTAAATCAATTGTACCTAGTTCCTGACCAGAGTCGGATAATTCATTGGTAAATGTAATAGTAGCATCTAATAAATCACCTTTTAGTGCAATGGGTACTAATGGTAAATGTCTATAATAGTCTCGGTCTTCTTCTGGGATAATGATACCGCGTGGATTTTCAGTGGGATATTCAGGTAGTTCTGGGATACGTTCAGGATGCAAACGGATAGGAAAGGATAATGGATTTTCACCGCGCATAAAACTCACATAATGTCCCGAAATATCAGCAATGATTCGTTGACCATTCTCTGTGATTTCTCCATTATGATGAAATACATCCTGTTGTTTAATTTGGGCTTTTTTATCATTCATAAGTAATAAATTAAACATAAAAATAATTTCAAGATAGCTATTATACATAGGAGTAGCAGTTAAAATACAGAATTTCATTCCTTCAGAGAATTGTAAGATATTTTTAAGGTAAGGAGTTAACAATTTCCCACCTTCTGAATCACCTTTTTCTCCCTTTTCACCTTTTTCTAATTTACTGTCTTCTTCTCCTGAAATATCACGAAGATTATGACCTTCATCTACAATTAATAGTTTTCCACTAAAATGTTTACGAATTCGTTCTTTTTCTATTTCATTTTTACGATCTTCGCTGATACCTTGTTGGGTAACTTTTACGAGATCACGAATATAATTTGCAAATGAAATGTATCCAAAAATTTTATAGCGTTTGCGTATAAAGCGATCTACACGACGTTTTATTTTATCTACATCTTTTTCATATAATGTATTAGTAAGTGTCATGTAGATTGTTCCTGTACATTGCGATGCGGAATTGGGTTCACCATCTTCACCGATAATCACTTTTGTTGGATCAAAAATAGTGCGATAAAATCCTTTTTGAATGGTAGGGGGTGCTACGATAATAACTTGATCATTGGGAAGGAATTCCAACCATGCTTCTGCAATCTGTACAGCGGCACATGTTTTACCGACACCTACTCCATGATATAACAAGGCAGACATATAAGGTGTTTTAGGTGACATAAAATTTGTAATAAAACGCTGAACAGCTGTTACTTCAAAACTTGTATTATCTTCACAGGGATCTGTTTTAGGTTTCCATGTGGTTTGGAGTGAATCTGCAAATTCTCGTTTTGCAAGGAGTTTTTGCAAGAATTCAGGATCTTTAATATCAGGATAAGCACCTGTATCTATATCCCATTGATTTACAGATGCAGATGGAAATAGTTTTCTACGCTGTAGTTCTAAGATGATTTTATCACGCTCCTTAAATTCGGTTGTTGTATCCCATAATTCTATGATTTCTGTGTTTGTAAGGGACTGAAATCGTGGATCTGCTCTTAACATGGGTCTTTTAGATTTTACTGGTGCTGGTGCTGGTACTGGTGCTGGTGCTGGTACAGCTTCTTCTTTTTCTTCTTGATCTAAAACGACTGAAGGTGCTGATACAGCTTCTTCTTTTTCTTCTTGATCTAATACAACTGAAGGTGCTGATACAGCTTCTTCTTTTTCTTCTTGATCTAATAGGACTGAAGGTGCAATAGGTACAGTAGGTGCAAATGCAGATACAGGTTCTTCTACAGAAGTAACAGGTGCAACAGGTGCAATAGGAGATGCTTCATTTTCATTACTATTACTAGCAAATGGATTATTAAATGCATTTGCTGAATCAGGTACAACAGGAGCTACAGATACTACAGGAGCTACAGATACTACAGGAGCTACAGATACTACAGGAGCTACAGATGCTACAGGAGCTACAGATGCTACAGGAGCTACAGGAGATGTAACAGATGCAAGAGGAACATTAGGAGCAGGAGAATTTGTATTACTATTACTAGCAAATGGATTATTAAATGAATTATTTACTACAGGAGAAGGAGCAACAGATGAAGGAGCTTCTACAGGAGCTAAAGGAGCTAAAGGAGCAACAGGAGCTAAAGGAGCAACAGAAGCAGGAGAAGGAGAAGAATTAGTATTACTATTACTAGCAAATGGATTATTAAATGGACTATCAGATACTGCATTTGCTGCATTTATAACAGAAGCAACAGAAGCAACAAGAGCAGAAGCAACAGGAGCAGAAGCTACAGGAGCAACAGGAGCAGAAGCTACAGGAGATTCTGTATCTGATTCATTATTACTAGCAAATGGATTATTAAATGGACTATTCGCATTTGAATCAGCCATGCTATTTAATAGATGATTTTTCTTATGTTCATGTATTCACCAAATGAAATTGATTCATAATCTTCTTTGCTTTTAACAGAATCTCTCGTTTTTCTATATTATCCGGACGAATCTTCGCAAATGCATTATCAAACGACAACCATTGAATATTGCCAATTTCACGTATCATATGAACATTATTATGATCTACACTAACATCTGCGTCTGTTTTACAGACTGCCAAATAGTATTTATGACAATAATTCACATGATTAGATCCAATATACGTTTCAGAAATTGATTTTGTATTATGAATAATAATAAAATCTTCTTCTCGTAATCCAGTCTCTTCTACAAATTCACGTACTGCACAATGAATATCTTTTTCATTGGAATTACGACGTCCTTTAGGAAATCCCCATTCTGGTTCAATCCATGGAGAAGGATGTGTTGCAATCATTTCTGGTAGACTCGGTTGTAGTAGCATAAATCGCTCCTCCGATTTTCTATAATCATTTTTATGCGATTGTAATCTGGATACATTTCCCCAAATATTCTGCCAGATTTCATCAAATGAATGTACAATCAATTGTTTCTGTTCACTCTGTGTCATATTTCTTAACAGATTTGTAATATATTCACTATCATGAATATCATATTTTCCACGAATAAATTCTATGAATGAAAGCGAATCTTTACGTTGAATAAGAAGAAATTGAATGGAATCATTCTGTCGTGCTTCATTATATTTTACAGCAATCACTCCATAACTAGTAACAGGAGCATTACAACTACGAAATACATGACCATGTAGGCCACAATTTGTACAATATCGTATCCGGTTTGAATCCATAATTACTATGTATTTCATGTAATTTCTTTATGCTGTAAAGATAAATAAAGATTTATTGAAACTGGTTAGAGTAAATAGAATGCATCTTCCACCGACAGTATGGGGACCTTTTTTCTGGCACACAATGCATATTGTAGCACTCGGTTATTCAAAGAATCCAACATATACAGATAAGAAATGCGCCAAAGAGTTTTTTGAATCACTTACATTTCTTATACCCTGTTCTGTTTGCAGAGAACATTATAAAGAACATCTTTCTTCTAAACCAATTACACCTTTTCTAGATTCTAGAGAGGATTTGCTCAAATGGACAATTGATATACATAATAAAGTCAATAAATTAACCAATAAACCACAGTGGACTGAGGCAGAAGTACTAAATTATTATGAGAAATTAGGACAACGTGGACGATCGCCTATCTGGACAAAACAGGATTTGGACGAAGTAGACTATCGTTCATTTATCAGAGGATTTATAACAGGTGGATTTGTATTATCTGTTTGTGGTGGTATATTATTTTTTATGAAAAAATATAAGATAGATGGCTAGAGAACCAATAAATTTTCAACAATATCTTAGAGGACCAGGTAATATTTTATCAAGATTAGGTACATATTTACCCACACAGCCTACTACTGCAACTGCAGATGCACCTGCATCTGCATCTGCATTCTCTCTGTTTAGACCATCTGTTCCTCTTCCACCTGGTTACTCAACTACTGCATTTGCATCTGCATCTGCATCTGTATCTGGATCTTTTCTAGAGGGTTCAGGTAAAATAATCGCATATATTATTGGAATCATTTTTGTTATTATTGTTATTTCTCTCCTTATTCATTATTACATTACACCAATATACAGTTTGCGTCCTGGTGCCCCCGGTATTATACTCATACCTGGCTTTGATGATGGTGTTCTTTTCTGGAATGGATCTGGAGTATATCCCACTCCAACGTTAATTAAAGATAAAGATCTCCCCATTAAAAATAAATACTACGATTATTCATTCATAGTGGATATGTTTATCCAAGATCCAATGCAATTTTCAACATGTCACCGAATTTTACTGAGTAGAGGATTAACACGTAGATCTAGTTGCACAGGAGATACTATTATGTCTATTGCATCTTCTTTTAATTTTGTAGTAGCATTAAAACCAGATGTAAATGATATAATTGTTGCAGTTAGTACATCAGGTTCAACAATGGAACAGATTATTATTGAAAATATACCTGTTCAAGAACCATTTCGTTTAGGAGTTATTGTGATGCAACAAATGCTAGAAGTATATATTAATGGATTATTAAAAAGTTCAATTGCATATAAACAATCATTGCAAGATATAAAAGGCGATATAAATATTGCTACAGGAACAGAACTAACTATTGCAAAAATGCAGAATCTTAAAATATGGGATCGTACTCTGTCTACTTCTGAAATACGTTATGCAAAACCCGATATGGCTTCTGCCCTATCATTTGCTGCTGGAGCAATATCATCATCTACTTCATGTAGTCCTTTATAATGGATAAATATACAAGATAAAAGAAGATGTTTGAAGGATTACTCCAATCCATATCTATGTTTCATGTATTAGGTATCTTATTAATCATTGTATTCATCTTATATTACATTTATATAAATCGTGATACAGGAAATACAGATGTATTAACGTCATTGACTCCACTAAATGTTAAAAAAGATATTGTTACAGCAGATGAAGTCCAAAAAACAATTTTAGGGTCAGGTGGTTCTACGGTAATGGGTTTCTTTTCATTACAAGCAGGAAATCGTACAACAACATACAATAATAATTTTGTATCAGTCATATATGTGGATAATAACTGGTGGCTTGAAACATCAAATACAAGTACATCTGATGTATCTGCCCGTCTTCGTGTAAAGACGCTTAAAAAAGAGAATGGATCAAATACACCCCAGAATGAAATAATTGATCTTCCACCTATTCCTAAACAAAAATGGGTATTTATTGCAATATTACGAGAAGGCCGACGATTTGATGTAATTTATGATAATCATATTGTGGCATCTCATCATCTTAATCATTATCCGGTTGTTATTTCTAGCCCTCTTTCTGTTGGAAGCAATGGTCTAGATGGTAGTGCAATTCATGTTATTATTAATAAGAATCGGTTACCACCGATAGAGGCAGAACGCCAGCGATTAATGTATGTGGATACAAATAATAATATTACAGAGGATCATTATTTATTTCCCTCTTTTCCTAATCTGAAAATGTTTGTAGAATGTCCTCCCGGATTACCATGTGATCCTATTACAAAACCACCAACAGATAACATGTATTCGTGGTCTACTCCCTATGCATAATTTTTATTGTATCATATATTCGTTGTATATGACAGAATCATGGAATCAAATAACAATTCAAACAGTTCGCCTATTGTTAAAATGATTCCTGTTTTAGTTATTTTTGCAGGATTATTGGGATTATATTATTTATATCAATACTTATTTGGTCCTAAAATGAATAATATCTATCCGCTTATTACTGCAACACAAGATGCAAATGTACCTGCAGATAAACCCATTAAATTTCAACCGGCCGCATTAGCACCATTATATGAAGGTGGAGAATTTACAATTTCAACATGGATTTATATTGCAAATTGGAGTCTATTATCAGGACAAAATAAATCCATTATAACAATTGGTGGAACAAATATAGAATCCAGTTTTGATACCATTCGTATCTATCTCGGTGCATATACTCCAAAGTTATATGTTAAACTGGATACACATGAATCTAATCCATCTGGGGATGCAACGGGGCGTCCATCTAATAAATTAGCTATTGTAGGTCGCACTTCAACCTTTAGCGCACCTTCTGCAGTTGATTCAACCGATTCAGATATATGTAATATTCCTGAATTACCAATGCAACGCTGGGTAAATATTTCAGTAGCAGTAAATGCGAAAGTGGTTGATGTATATGTGGATGGCAAATTATCAAGATCATGTATATTACCTAGCACATTCAAAGTAGATTCAAGCGGATATGAAGCAATACTGCTGGGTTATGGTGGATTTGGAGGAAAAATTTCAACAACAACGATGTATGATGTTGCATTAAATCCTGAGATGGTTTATAAAAATTACATGGCTGGACCTGAACCGATTACATCCATTGGTGGCTGGTTTTCTAGCTTTTTTGAACCGATACGATCTATGTCTTAAAGGCCTGTAGGCCTTTAAAAAGCTATATAACAATCTATTATTTACAAAAACCTATAAATAATAGATGGCTTTTCAACCAACGGCGAATGCACAACAGAATAGTGGATCCGGTATACAGAATTTTTTATTTCCTGTCGTTATTGTGTTATTACTATATCTCGGTTTCTTATTTGCAGAACTTCTGTATAAATATATGAATCGTTTAGCAATTAACCGTGTAGAACTATTACCGCATACATATTCTGTTGCAAACAAAACTATTACGATTACACAGAATCCCAATTTAACAAAAGGTGCAATTGTGCAATTATCCGATAATGAACGTACAGGGATGGAATTTACCTATACCTTCTACCTTAACATAGATCCTGTTACATTTCAACAAGGGTTTGCTGGATTAAAACACATTTTTCACAAAGGTTATTCATCACAGTTTCCTCTTCTTGCACCCGGTGTTTATATGCATTCTAATGTGAACACATTACGAGTTTATATGAATACCTATAAAACTTGGAATAATTACATAGATGTTGAGAATATGCCATTGAGTAAATGGGTTCATGTTGCCATTGTCTGTAAAGATAGTGCATTGGAGATATTTATCAATGGCAATTTATCTAAAAAGAAATCATTTGAAGGATCTGTTATCTATCAAAATTACCAGGATGTGATCTGTTTTAGTCAACGTCATATTAGCCTTGAGCAATCAAAAATCCCATCAGTAGATGATACTGGATTTAAGGTAGATGGATCTGCAAAGGGAATGTTAAGCAGATTAACATATTTTAACTATGCATTGTGCTATGCCGAGATTCAGAAAGATATGGAACAAGGACCTTCTTCTCAAATGGATTCATCCAATTTGAATGATGTACCGCCTTATTTGGCAGATACATGGTGGGCAAATAATAACTAAGGTCTAAAGCATTGCCATATAAACTAATACAAAACTAGTGATGCCAGGCGGTGGTCTCTTTGCATTGGTAGCCTATGGTGCACAAAATGTATTACTTTCAGGAAATCCAAATTTTACTTATTTTTATAAGAGTTATAAAAAATACAGCCACTTTGCGGAAGAATCTGTAACATTTGCAATGGATGGTCCTCAAGATCTGTCTTATTCTCAACCGATTCAAGTCCGCATGAAGGTTCAGCGCATTGCAGATTTAGTCCGTGATGTATATTTTGTATGTAATCTACCCGATATTTACTGCAAATATATAGATCTGTTACAGAGTCAACAGGGATCCAAGCCACGTAGTGCTCAATATAATTTTGCATGGGTAAACTACATTGGATGTCATATGATACAGAATGTTGCATTTTTTATAGGTGGTCAGAAAATTCAGGAATATGATGGCACATATATGATTGCGAAAGCACAATGTGATTTAGATGCGATTTCATATCGGAAATGGCAGACACTTGTAGGGAATATTCCAGACTTATATGATCCTGCAAATGGTCTATATGGAGGTGGTTCAACGGGTACAGGATATCCGTTAGTATATAATAATAATGGCAATGGATCTACCACGACTCCGCCTAATACGAATCGTCCGTCCATTGCAGGGCGACAGATTCAAGTTCCATTGCCATTTTGGTTCTCAGAGTCTACATTTGATGCACTTCCTCTTGTTTCTTTGCAGTATCATGAATGTGAAATTCAAATCATATTACGTCCGATTAATCAGTTATACCGTGTATTGGATGTAAATGGATATCAAGTAGCACCTGGAGTTCAATTTAATCCGTCTCCTGTTGCATTACAGCCATTAAATGTATATTATACGAATGTAGGTGATACTTCAGATGTAACTATTAATAATTTCTTAACAGATGTGGGAACACCGAATCCTGTTCTTAATACATGGCCACTTCAACCGCGTATTCAAATGACGTATGTATATATTACAGATGAAGAACGTACACAATTTTCATCGGAATCATTACAGTATCTTGTTCGTCAAATTACATCATATCAATTTGATAGTATTATTGCACGGCAGTTTGTAGAATTAGATGTGCATAATCCAATTGAACGAATTATATTAGTACCGAGACGATCTGATTCTATTGTTTATCGTAATCAGGTAGCAAATTATACAAACTGGATTAACCCTTTGAAGGCACCATTCCTTGCAAATGATGGAGGATGGAATAGTTATGTACAGTTAACATCTAGTACAGGTAAGATGATTGTAAATGGACAACGATCTATTATTAATACACTTACTGTACTGGGAGATGGTAATCCGTTACAAGAAGAGAAACCATACCAGTATTTTACACAGGTTGTGCCATGGAAGTATTTAACAGGTATTCCAGAACCTGAGATGATTGTATATCCATTTGCATTATCATCGCCTGTTACGCAACCTCGTGGAAGTATTAATAGTAGTCGTATTAAATCATTACAAGTGGATTTAAATGTATTCCCGTTACCTTCCAATTCATTTTATCAATATAATATTGGAATTTATGTGGAGAGTTTGAATTGGGTAACGATTGCTTCTGGTATGGGTGGGTTGAAATATGCACTTTAATTTATTAAAGAGCTTAACTATATCGGCCAAAGGCCGATATATGGTACGCCCTGTAATTTATTACAGGCTTATTAGGCTTCGCTGAGGTACGCACTTTAGTGCATATTAGGCTTCGCTTAAAACCCATCCTATAATTCATTTCATTTCAATAGGATGGATGGTACAATTCCTGATTTTCTAAAAAGATTACAGAATAAACTTACCTATTATATTTATAAAACTGTAAATGATGATGAAGCAAATAAATATGCAGAACAGAAACAGAAACCTACAGAAATAAAAGAAGACGTAGTTGAAGCAGTTACATTACCCACTAAAACGACTACGGTGGATCAAATAGATATTTCTCGTATTCTTGAAAATGTATATGATAAAGGGTCTCAATTAGTATCTATTTTATTTTATCCTATTCTGTCATTATATCTGGCATCTCTTGTAGCAAATGAACTAATTGTCTATCCTGCTCCTATTCGTCTTATTTTTTTCATTTTAGTATTGGTATTGTGTAATATTTTTGCATATATTGCGATTCTAATGGGTGGATACTATATATGTAAAAAGTTATATGAGATGTATTTGAACCGTGAGCAAGATCCGCCACAACCTCGTGTGAAACTAATGCCAAAAATATTTGCAATGATACCATTTACAACATATACATCTGATAATGGATTGATTAATTTATTTTTGTATCCATTTCGTTATTTAAAAGGAGATAATGCTGAAAAAGATTTTTCATTCTTACAAATTCTAATGAAAAAATACACAGACTCTTTAAATGAATCCTTTCCCTATTATGAAGTGATACGTACAACAGAAGAGATTTTTACAGATCGTAAAGAAATATTTGATAAAACAGAAAATAATATGCATAAACTAATGAAGCCAAAAGAAAAGGAAGCACCTAAGGAATCCGCTACTGCTCCTTTACCTACTGTAATTGAACAGAAAGAAGCTCCTTTACCTAATCAACAGACTCAACCAAATAAAACTCCCAATCAATCAACTCCTTTACCTAAGGAATCCGCTACTGCTCCTTTACCTAAGGAATCCATCACTCCTTTATCTAAGGAACCCATTTCTAAAGAAGCACCTTTACCCGCTATACTTGAACCAAAGGAACAGGAACAGAAAGAGAAAGAATAAACTAGTAAAATTCAAAAAAATTGAAATGATAAATGCACAGCTTGAAACATCAAGCCATGTCCTTATCTGATACATTTCGTCATGAGATCACGTGGAATGGATTCCCATGTGATCTCATGAAATCAGGACTTCAAAAGTATATTCGTCGTGGTATGACTGAGAAGGCACTATTCTGTGCAGGTGAGCTTGATTTATTCAAAGAAGCTACTGAAAGAGGAGAAACAATTCGCACCAATTTTCTTCATCGCCTTCTCATTATTTATTTAGAAGATGTGGAAAATATGGCCCTGCTTGAAAAAGTAGATACATACATCACCCAATTATATGCAGAGCGAGAGAAACCTGAGAGATCCAAAGAAAAAGAGGAAGAATGGATTGCAGAATGGGTGGCACTTCTATGTGCATCTAAAAAAGCACGCGTTGCATCCCATATCAGAGCATTGCAGAAAACGGATGCAGCATTTGAAGCATATTATCCCAGTATTCCATGGTCATCCTTAGAAGAAGGAGATCTGGTATTTCATTGTCAGATGTTTAAAAAATATCTTCAAGAGAAAAACATTTTGGCTACCTATCATGCCAATAAAATTTATCATTCCACTGAAAAACTCCAAGAGAAAATATATAAATCCTCTAAACCTGTCTGGTTTATCTTCAGAGAATTATATAGCCCATTCACAAGTAAAAAGATGGATATCTTCATCAGATGGTATAAAAAATACATTGGAGACATGAAAGAGGGATTTCTGTGTTGGCTGATTCCATTGTTAAATGTATTAGGTGTGATTCCTGATGGAGAACTTCCTGAACTTCCTAATATAGATAAAACATGGAACAGAAACCGTTCAAATCATATCATAGAAGTGGATGATTATGTTGCAGATCGTCATACAAAGACAGGACACAACAAGTCACTTACTGAATTTGCCTTAAAAGGAGCATATGTAGAGAATGAGGCAGAATTTGTAAATCCATTGTGGAAACAATTGTATGAAGACCGAAAACGATGGGAAGATGGAATACCGATTATTGGAGAGGCCAGAAAAGAAAAAAAACGCCCTGTACTTATCATATCAAAAGAAACAGATTATATATTTATTGTGCGTACACAACTTACTACGATGGCTTCAAACATGGATGTATATTTTGCAATGACACCTGAAAAAGCCACAGGCGATCAAAAAGTAGAACAACGTCTCGTTGTCATGAAAGGTCCCTATGCAACTAGAAAAGAGATTGATGCATTAGAAGCAAATACAAACTGGAAAGCAGAAAATGGACTTCCCTATATTCCATTTACTATAAAATATCTCATTCCAGATCGTTGGCCTGAAGGAGTTCCATTGGGAGCACGTAATACAATTGATCGTTCCAAGCGAGCCTATTTTATCCTCTTTGAATCATTGATAGGAAATGTGACAAATAAAGAATCATTTCCTATCAAGTTGCATTCCAGTAAGATATGGCCTGAAACAGAAGTTGTTGAATGGGACAAAATACACTTTCATTACAAGTATAAACTTTCTTCTGAGCAACAACAAATTGATTATATTCAAGCACTCTTATTCAGATATGTTCTGGGTATTCCTGATTTGGCGGATCGTAATTTCCTTATGATTGGAGATCAAACCATTTCCATTGATGAGGATATAGAAGGAAAAGAAGTCAATCTATACAAAGAATTAAAGAAATCAAAGGCTGAATATGTTCATGATTGGTTGGAACTATATTATGATCAGTTGGAATTGAATTGGACAGTAAAAGAAGAGCGACAAAAATATCTGACACAGATTCAAACAAAAGAAGGATGCATGTCTCTCTTTCGTGAATTTAAATCAGAGTGATGAAGTATAAGAAATGGCACAAGCTATACCAGAAGCTTTGATAGAAGTATCTATTGTCACCCCCACATACAATCGCAGACAATTTATTCCAACACTCATCCAAATTTATCAACATCAAACATATCCCAAAGAAAATATGGAATGGATTATTATAGACGATGGTCAAGATAAGGTAGGAGATTTTTTTGTAGAAGCAATTGCTTCTCTACCCAACATTCGTTACATTGCATTAGAAGAAAAAATATCAATTGGTGCAAAACGTAATCTCCTCAACAAAGAAGCAAAAGGACAGATTATTATCGCAATGGACGACGATGATTATTATCCACCCCATCGTATCCAGACAATCGTAGATACATTTAAGAGATATCCTAAGGCAATGCTGGCCGGTTCATCAAAAATGCATATGTATTATATTGATACACAGAAAATCTATACAATTGGACCATTTATGGCAAATCATGCAACAAATGGTACAATGGCATGGAGAAAATCCTATTCAGATAAACATAGATATGACGAGTTTGTTACAAAAGGCGAAGAAACATCTTTTTTAGAAAATTATATTCATCCGATGATTCAATTAGATTCAAATCTTATTTTAGTGATATGTCATACTGATAATACAGTAGATAAACAAAAGCTAAGAGAATCACATGTTGCTAATAAACGACAGGCAAAAGAAAGAATGAAAATAACTCCATTGCAGTTATCAGATGTTGTAAAAGAGAAAGAGGTGTATGATTTTTATTTGGGGCTGTCTGCAACTTGTTTGAAATAAATATTTCAAAATCGGTGTTGCTGGTTAGCCAGCAACTTGTATCAAACAAATTTATTTGTTTGATCTGCGTTGCGGATACTAGAGTATCCGCAACTTAAACTCACAAAGAATAGGAATATCAATATGCAGAATCATAATGAAAATCTGCGGATACTTCATACAATTTATTCAAATACATTACAACCTTTAACGCCAGTACCTTTAATACCAGTACCTTTAACACCAGTACCTTTAATAGACATAACAACTTCTATATCCAATATTAAAACTCCACTATATCCTCATCAATTCACACTAATTCACGGTATGCACACCTATCGTGCAAAAATGACAGAAGGGTTCCAAGTGGATGCCGACGAAATAAAAGCAAAAATAGGAATTGTAACAGACCCGTCTGGGTCCGGTAAAACCCTAGCCATCTTAGGATATCTCGCATCTGATACAGATCCGCATCCATCCTTTGAACTCACACAATATTCCACACCCTATTTTTATTCACAGAAACAGACCTATCCACAACTCTGTACAAATCTCATCATTGTTCCTTCACATCTATTTGGACATTGGGAGGATGAAATTAAAACTCACACAACTCTGTCCTATGTTCCAATTGAAACACGTGGAAAAATAAAAGAGAATCTGATAGAACGAATTATATCCAGTAAGTTTGTTCTTACTACAAACAAATGTTATCGTTATGTGAATGAATATGCACTCAAACACAATATTACATGGAATAATATCTGTATGGATGAACCCCTTTTTATTCAAATGAAATCATCCGATCCACAGATGCAATTTCAATTTCTGTGGTTTATTTCCTATCAATGGTCCTCGCTACTCTTTCGCAATCCTCTCAAGAAAAGCCAGCTCTTATTCTTGCAAGAACCTATGCATTGTGATTTAGAGGAAATGTTATTAGATAATTCAACTGAAGAGAATCATATTTTTCCTTCGCATTATATAAAACAGTATTTATCATACAGTCATCCAGACCGCAGTTATACAATCATCCGAAATTCAAATGAACATATTCGCCAGAGTATATACAAAAGACAAATAGAACACAGTATTTTACAATGTAAATCAACAACTACGCTACAATCTCTTTCAAGTATTTATCTCACGAGAAATACTTCAATACGTTCTAGCAATATCATACAGTTATTTCAAGCACTTGGAGTTGAATCGGTTGATCCAAATGATTATATTGCATCGCAAGAAAAGCAAGATATGATTTCAAGAAAAATAGAAGAAAATGAATGTGGAATCTGTTTAGATCAATGTGAATATCCAACAATTGTAAAGTGCTGTTATCATTTATACTGTGCAAAGTGCATTCTGCAAAATACCATTATACAATTTAAATGTCCAACCTGTCGCAATGCATTGGATGTAACCCATATGCACTGTTTATCACCACTTGGAATGAACGCATTGCGATCTAAAAAAGATGCATGTTTAGATGTGATTCAGTCTAAAAAATCATGCATTGTATATATTTCATTTGATAAGATTTATCATGATCTGTGGCCTGAACTGAAAGCACGTGGAATTACATCTGAATTAATTACATCATTTTCATTACGTAAAGCAATAAAACACTTTAAGGAAGGAAGTATATCTGTATTATTTATATCTAAAGTGGAATTGGTGCGAAGTTTATCTGTATTTACTCCGTGTTTACTTTTTTACCACGACCTACCCGTTTTTGAACAGAAGCAGGCATTGATACACTTTTCACACGCTTCACGCCCTTCGCAGAGCTTACAGTTGCAGAGCTCACAGTTGCAGAGCTCACAGTTGCAGAGCTTACAGTTGCAGAGCTTACAGTCGCAGAGCTCACAGTCGCAGAGCTCACAGTTGCAGAGCTTACAGTCGCAGAGCTTACAGTTGCAGGCACCATTACATCAGGAATTACAGAATTCTGTAATTCTACCTTTACAGAATCTTCAAGTAATATATCTTCACTCAGAGATTCAAGTTTAAGTCCCAATGTATCATATAATTTACCCTTTTGATGTGTAGCCCATTGTGTTACACACCTAAATGGTATATCATGTTCTGCCGCAACACGATTCATCTCTTTCCAAGCATTAAATAAAGCAGACTGTTTGGTTAGAACCATGGTATATTGAAGTTGTGCAGGTTCAGGAATCACTGACGGTTTATCATAATTCTGTAAATATAAATTGGGATATTTTAATTTAAGACGATAAGACAAAGGTAATAAATTCCAGCATTGATGAAAGAACGCCCAGAAATCAGCACGATCACTCCATCGCAGATAATCCAGAATTTCTTCATAGACTTCAAACGGGGCTTTTTCCAAATACAATGGTAGGTTCTGATGAAATAAGAGACCTGCCAAATTGGCATCTTTGGTTTCCAAATCCAGTTCATCGTTTTTATCCCAGGATTTAAAAAGTGTAAACCATGCTGCACGAATGGCCACATGAATCGTCTGATCTAACGTGGCGTCTTTTTCTTGAATAATAGGTTCCACTGCTTCTTGATAAATTAAACTCTGTGATACTTTACGAATATCTCCCAAGAAATATAATGAATCAGGGATATCTTTCTTAAAATATTCGGCTAGCTTCTCCCTCTTTGGCATATTCACATAATGTACTAAACAATATTTAAGAAGTTGTTGCATAATACGGCCTTCCAAGATATTGCAAATTAAAATTAAAGGACAGTCCTGTGCAAGAGAACGTTTAGATTTCAAATAATCTAGGAGTTCTTGAAGACCACCTTTTTCACCCTGAGAGAGTCCATCCATTTCATCCAATAGTACTGCACGTCCATTGGGTGTAGAAGGGTGAATCCATTTACTGACTCCTGTCTCCATAAGTAATGGCATAATAGTTTGACGAAAACTAGAACCAGTTCGTGTATGACTTGCATTGAATTCTTGAATCCAGAATTTGGATTGTTTGCAGACACGATATACCATTGTTGTTTTTCCAACCCCTGGTGGACCAATTAACAAAAAGGCAGGATGGGAACGAGTAGATAGCCATTTTATCATTGCTGCTTCAATTTCTGGATGAAGACATGCCGTTTCGGATTCAGGTAGACTAGTACGAACCATTACTAGATATTCCAGATTATTCTTTACACTAGTTTTTACATCAATCTAAAGCATTTACAAGACATACTATATAAGAATAATATAATGTCTTTTTCAATATATATTACATATTGGGACAATGATCCCTTGGATCAACTTCAAGAAATGATAGAGAAGGGTGTAATAACACCGACCACACGAATTATTCTGGCATTTGCTAGTTTTAATTTTATTAGCAGTCATTATATTCCTGGATTTAGATCCGTTACAATGGATAATGTAAAGAACATTATTAGTCTTGTTCATTCTGTGGATGCTAAGATTAGTCTGTCTATTGGTGGTATTAATTCATTAACGGGATCGGATCTATATGATTATCCTGATGAGTTGGCTGAGAATATCAGTGGTGTATTGAATCTTTATGAATTTGATGGCGTGGATATTGATATTGAGGAATCTACTGTTCCAACTAATTTTGCTATAACTGCAGCATGTATTATTAACACATTGCGATCACTTAATCCTTCTATGTATATTACGTTGACAACGGCTGCACAGGCTTGGAATACACAAGAGTATGCGGAAGGACATATTCCAAATCAAGGGCATTATCAACGGGATCTATTGAGTATGACAATTGAAAGTATAGATGCATGGCAACCGATGGAATATGATCTATGGATTGGTCAGGAAACGTATGCGAAACAGATTGAATGGGATATTGAATATTATCAGAAAACGTGGTCTATTCCTGCAACGAAAATTATTCTTGGATTGATGGGTGGCCAGAATGATATGGATCAAGTTTTATCATTGCAGGATGCGATGAATCTAACTACAATTGCAAAGCAACAGGGGTTGAAAGGAGTGACGATGTGGGATGCAAATATTGATGGAAAGGGATGTGCGGGGAATAGTCCTTATGCGTATTCTATTGCTTTGCAGGCACTACTATAATTATTTAGCGAGGGTATCTTATTAAAAATAAAATATCTTATTTTTGAACGATTATAAATCTATCAAAAATAACATAGATGCATTCAACGGGAATTGAACCCGTGTCTACCCCTTGGAAGGGGGCAATTCTGCCACTAAACTATGAATGCTTGTAGATTTCTCTACAATGATACCGTAGCAATTAAATGTAGATTTTAAACGCACTAAGGAGTACATTTAGGAACATCTTGTCCCGTACTAGATGCAGTACCAGTTTGACTAATACATCCATCACCATTTGTGATTCCTTCCCATGTTAAACCAGCTTGAATTGCACGTTGGCACAATTCCTGATTTTTATTATTAGTTTTAATGGTTAAATCAAAAAAATATTTTGAATCAGTGGATGGTAATGTAGGATCTATACCTTTTGGAATCATTGAAAACGCTTTTGTTGAAACTCCTATCGTATCAATGCATTTTGGTACTTTTACCCCTGATTCAGTACGTTCTATATAGGTTAAATAATCAGGACATGTATTAATGATAGGAGGCCATGAAGTGGCACCTGATGTAGGTTTACCAAACCAACGAATACCGTAGATAACACATATATAGAGAGCCCCTGCAAAATAGATGGCAGCACCCATGATTTGATAATGATCTTTAACTTTCATTGTACCGAATGTTAAAATAATAATAGATATGATCATAAAGATAATTAGTTTAATGTTAAGGGGTGGTATTTCAATAATCATTTTCTACTATTAATAGGTTCTATTACTTATCTTATTCTATTCGCTACAGAATAAGATAATTAAAAATATTTATATAGTTGCTTCTGCTTCTGCTTCTGCTTACAGAGTCGCTTCTGCTTACATTGCGCCAATGACAGCGGAAGTTGAGAGAGGGCCACCCAAGATGCCTGCAAGAGGGGAAGCAATGTAAAGAGTCATGTAGTTGGTGTAGGCATCAGGGGTGGCAGCAGCGCCGAGGACACCGAATACATTGCCAGCGGATCCTCCAATAAAGCCTTGGGTGGCAGAAACAGTGCCAGGCAAAAGGATCTGTACCTGGCGAAAATAACCACGAGCACCCGTCAATGAGCCAATAGGTGCCAAGATAGTCTTGCCCATATCACGGACAACGCATTGGGAGGCAGGGGTGGCGGCAATAGTAGCGAGAGCAGCCTGGAGAGCGGCAGATGCAGCCTGGACATAACCAGGGGGGTAGTTGCCGACAACATTGCCAGAGGAGGGAACGAACTCAAATACACGAGTACTAACAGAACTAATTAAATCACCAATGCTTGAATAAGAGGTAGAAGGATCAACTTGTTTAAGAAAACGTGTAACGGATGACATTTTATATTCAGAGCTTAGAAAAAAAACACAGGGTCGGTAGAATGTCATATTCAGCCGGTGCATCCCTTCCAGAATTTGAACTCCCGTATACCACTTATGGTCAGGGGGGTCAAAATGGCAGAGTCAATCTTTCAACCCCAACCGGTACTTCCAATTCCGTAGTGAAACTTCAAGGCTTTCAACATCCAACACAAACGGAAGTAAACTTTTCAGGTGATATGCTCCGGGGCAACTGGGAGCATACAGCACTTTCTGACGCTTATTTTAGCCGTACAAACGCACAACGAATCCAGAAAGAGATCACGAATGAGGTTTACCGTAGAAGTGGACCCAAACAATTTAAGATTGATGATCAAGATGTTGATGAATTGAAGATGATTATGCGTGGAATGTATTTACAATATGCTAAAAATAATCCATTTAACATTGAAGGACAGATTAACGAACTCAATAAACTCGTAATTGAATGGAGTGTCCCACGAATCATGTCAGAAATTGAACAATATCAATATTATTTGAATGATATATCACATTTACCAATCCCGTTGGAGAAACCGTTAAATATGTCTAGTGCGGGTACAAAATCGTTGCCGTTTCGCAATATGATGTAAAGGCTTTTTTAACAAGTTCTTAAAAAAAGTCTGCCAAAAAAGGCGGCGCCGCCATGTTTATAGAGACTTGGATAGCTAACACCTTTAAGCATCAGCATACCCCTCGTCCTCATTCCTCTCCGCAAAATATGCCAGAATTTCATCCAGCATCTTTTGAGGACATAATTCCGTCGGTACTAAAAGCCCATCTCTATTTTTTGTGATATGTATAAAAGGATTATATGCGTTATCAACTAAAATCTGCCAGCGCTCATGGTATTTTCTGTTCTTTTTTGCACCATGGAAATGATGACGAATAACGCCAGGAACATATCCCAATCGTAACTGTGCAGCACGTTTTTGAAATAAACGCAGCGATTCATTGTATGCATTGGTTGTATCTACATTCAAACTCTTATCAGGCTGTCCAATAAAGGAAAAAGACATATTGTGATCTCCTGAGCCAAGGATACTATATTCATAAAGTCCTCCCATGCGATCATAGGCTTTCTTTGTGCAAGCCCAAGCATATCCAGGATGCCACATGTTGATTCCTGTACCACCATAGCGCGACTTCTTTGAATACTGAAAGCCAAAACTGGGAAAGATAGACATAGCTTCCATATGTTTATTCATATCTACTGCATGACTAAAGAGTTGAATCACGTCACGGCACCCATTTAATACTTTTAAGGTATCCATAGCCCAGTTAACATTTTCAAACTCTACATCGGCATCAATCCATGCCATGGCTTTCCAATTAGACGGTAGAAGTTTTACACCGATATTGATCATATTTTCTTTGTGCCATAGGGGTATTGTTCCGCGAATCTGTAGATGACGAGGATTCTTCTTATCTGTGACATAAAACTGTTGATCGCCATATGCGAGTTCAACCACATATACTTTTACATTGGCTTCTTGTTCCATTCGGGAGAGGAATTCACGAGCTAAAATATAACGGCGCGCAAATTGACAGGGATTGGAAGTGACAGCGATCACATGAAGAGTATCATCAATGGGATCATTATTCATAATGGCTTGACGGATATCATCCATAGGTTTATATACAATATCAATCTCAATGCCATTAATAATGGTCATTTATAAAGGATGAGATTATAATATATAATTTACAGATAATAGTAGATGGCAGTAAATGCTTCTAAATCTGTCCGAGTACCATCTGTTTCTAATCCTGTCCGAGTACCATCTGCTTCACTTGTACCAACACATGGGTTTAAAGGATTACAGTCAACACAAAAGAATGGAAAAAAGAAATTAATACTTGCAGGACCAAGACCTGTTCAAACAAAACCAACATTGGATGATGGAAATTGTTTTTTTAGTGCAATTTTTAGAGCACTTCAAGAAAGAGAAGGATTATTACAAATAGTTGCAACATGTTTAACATTGGATGCATCTGATGAAATGGCATTTATTGAGTCATTTCGTAATAAAATTGCAGATCGTATTGCATTAGGAAATATACCATTTCATCATGAAAAAAATGGTATAATTGATTCATATGATTATTTAGTAGGATTAACTGCAAATTCTAATACGTATAGTAAAGTAATAGCACATTATCCATCTTGGTTTAAAAAAGAATTTGGAGAAAAGGGAGAAAAATTAGGAATAAGAAGCTCATTTTGTGAACGTCTTGCATTGCATATAAGAACAATGGGAGAATGGGTAGGTGAAATAGAGGTATATATTGTAAAAGAAGAATTATTACAATGTAATATTATATTGAGAATACATAATCATATTGAGACACATTTGTTAAAAAATGAGAATGGTAAAGCAGCAATTCATCTACATAATCAAGGCGAACAACATTATGAGTATTTTTCATTTTTTCCTGAAGAAAAGAAAGCTGAAGAGAAAGGAGCAAGTGAATCCGAAGAGAAAGGAGCAAGTGCTGAAGAGAAATCTAATCCATGTCCGCAATTATATGATCCATGTACAAAAGAGCCAATTGGATCGCTAGCAGAGTTAGAGAAACGTATTCGTGATCTTAAACAGCAAAGTATAAAAGACATACAATCACAACGACCCTTACAATCTTCTATGACAAGACTTGATCTCTTATTAAATGTATTAAATCGTGCTAAAAAACCAAATGAAGGTCTATTAGATTATAAGTTAAATGGACAGGTATATGAAGCATATTGGGACATTGTATTTGCATTAGGATTAATAGATGAATTTCCCATTAAAGATGATTTTTATATGTATAATGGAAAAATAGAAACACTTGTACATATTGATGAACCCCATTTTATTAATACACCTCTTACCTATTTACAATCAAGAAAAGTAAATGAAGGATCAAAAAGTGGTGCATCAGATATTACCTTTGTATATAAACAAAATAAGATAAATTTAGATGCAGATCCATGTTCATCTGATCCTACTATAAAAGTAACAGATAGCTGTAAAGAAGTAGAAGGAAAACAGTCTGAACAAACAGATAAGCCATTATTTTATTTCTGCTCTAGTAAATATTTTAAACATGACAATCAAAAAGGAGTAGATAAATTTGATATACAAAATATTTATACTGCTGCAAAGAAGTTACATGAAGAATATGATAGAAAAATTATTCTGCTTGTAAAAGATAAAAATGCAGTTGAAGAGAAAATGCGTCGTGCTATTCGTAAATATATTTCAGAAGAAGCTACATATATATATGGTATGGATGATTTATTTAATGCATTGTCGCGTTTATATGATTTTGTAAAACCAAAATATCCTAGTAAGATTACAAAAGAAATTCTGTCTGAAATACTACATTTAGAATCAAAACCATTACCTATTATGCGTTTACGATTACATCAATACATTGCTACATATAAAATATGTGATGCAATTAAAGAGTTTCGTGAAACACGATCTACAGATAATAAATTTCTTGTTGGTATTGTACCTCGTGGTGGAAAAACATATATTGCAGGTGGTATCATTGACAAATTACTTCCTAAACGTGTAGTTGTATTACTTGGTGCAAAATCTGAAACATTATCTCAGTTTAAAGCAGATTTATTTGAACAATTTCAAAATTTTAGAGAGTATGAATGCATTGATGTTGTTGATAAAGTAGTAAAAGATGAAAGAATTGATCCTGAAAAGAAATACATTTTTATGATGAGTGTAGAATTATATAAGACAGAAAGTAGCACACGTCCTATATTACAAGAATTAAAAGGAGGCAAATTACGTGCAGATCTATTTATATGTGATGAAGCACATTTAAAACAGACTACGCATAAAGCGGCAAAACAAATGGCAAGAGGTACTTCTGTTCAAGAGCAAAAAGAGGATAAAGTTGATGAAAAAAAAGCAGATGAAGATGAAATATCAGAAGAAGAGGAACAGAAGGAGTTAAAAGAGATTGATGAACAGATTCAAAATGATATTCCAGTTGTTTATATGACAGGAACATATATGAAACCATTATCTATATTTAATATTCAACCAGATCATACAATTATTTGGGACTATCAAGATATTCAAGAAGCAAAGAAATTAACTACAAATGAAGAGTATTTCAAACAGAATTTTGGTGAATACTATGACAGAGCATTAGATACATGTACTAGATATGGACAAACACACGAAATAATTGAGCAAGAATATAAGAAATTTCCAGAACTCTATTTACTAACTACACAATTTACACCAAGTGCAAAAGATGCATTTTTAAAAGAAGAAGGAAAAGGATATCCAACACTAACACATTTATTTAAAGTACGTCGTGATTTTAATCCTGAAAGAATCGGCCCAGAAAGATGGTATACTGGATTTACAATTCCAAAAGGCATCATGCGATTATTGAATTATCTTGCACCAAAATCGCAGCAAGTGATGAGTATCCAAGTGCCGAATATGGATGAAGAGAAAATAGATCCAATAGATAGTGCATTAACATCAGTGGATCATATTGCACAGCGAATTGGAGATCGTCTACGATTTTTTACATCAGATTTTGTTGTTCATTCACAATTATGGTTTTTACCACATATGAATGGACATCCACTTGGCAAACGAATGTGTGCACTGGCAGGTGCTATTTTTCAAATACCATGGTTTCGTAAGTATTTTCATGTAATTGCAGTATCATCTTCGGTAGACTGGAAGAAATTAATACCTAGATCACAAAATAATTCGGTAAAAATTCCTGCATTAGATGGATCTGATTCATGTGGTATATTTTCATGGGCATGTCCAACTACTGAGAAGTCATTAAAGCAATGTCTTATTGATGAAGAGATTAAAGCAAGAAAGAAAGGAAAAGGTCTTATCATTTTAGCACAGAATATGTTGCATCTTGGTATTTCATTGCCATGTGTTGATATTATAGTATTGTTAGATAATGGTGAAAAAGTGGATGAACGAATTCAAAAGATGTACCGTGCCTTAACAGAATCTATAAATAAGAAAGGTGGTTATATTATTGATCTAAATTATTTTAGAACAGTTACTGCAATTATGAATTATCAAATGATAGGAAAAGAATCACGTACAGGTAAAAGAGTATATCCACGTGCACAAGAAGTGCCTAGTTTATTTAATAAAGTCTTAGACATATTTTCTATAGATGATGATAAGCCTATTTTTGGTACACATGAAGAACGTGCAAATGGAAAGTCACAGATTCAGAAAGAAACTATTCCAGAATTACAGCGATTGCTTCAACGTCCATCAAAAGATGGGCATCAGTTAGATAATGTAGGTGATGCATTAAATAAAAATATTGATGAAGTGTTAGCAAAGACCTATTTAGGATCATATGCCGAATTTCTAGGTAGTTTGAAAGAGGAAGCTAATAAAAAGGTAATACGAAAAGCGAATAGAAATGTACCTGAGGCTGAAAGTAATTCTGAGTCTGAATCTGAGTCTAAATCTGAGTCTAAATCATATCCTAATCCAGTTATTTTTCCTTTTCCTGATATAACATCTGAAGAGACAAAACGCAAAGCATATATTGAGATGTTTAAAACTACATTAAAATTTGGTGCATTTGGGACAAATGCATCAGACCTTGAACAACTAGAATCAAAGTTAGGAAAAGATGAATCTCTAAGAGAAGTATTATATGATACACTTATTAAGCGTGGTATTATAGCAAAAGATACATTGCGTACGGATGAACAGCGTAATTTTGTTATAGATATAATAATTCTTCCAAAATTAACAAATTTAAGAAAAATAAAAGATGCAAATAGAGGTAATTCATACATGGCATTAAAAACATATGTTAATGATAATGCTCATTATCCAGAAAGTGTACAAAAAGTATTAGAGTATATCGCAGAACATTTAGCACCGAAAACGGCAGAACGTCACAAATTTGGCGAAGTATTTACTCCGATGACATTAGTCCATGAAATGTTAGATACATTACCAGATACAGTTTGGAAAGATAAAGATTTGAAATGGTTAGATCCTGCAAATGGTATGGGTAATTATCCCATTGCTACTTTCTTGCGTTTATTCTATGGATTTCGTACAAATGATGGAAAGTATATAGGTATTACAGAAATAGGTGATGGTAAATACAATCCTGGATTAACACGAGTAATTAAGAATGAAACTGCAAGACGAAAACATATTGTAGAAAAAATGCTATTTATGGTAGAACTCAATTCAAAAAATAATGCAATTGCACGTAGATTGTTTATGAAATTAGCACCAGGGGTTGAACCAAATATTATTCAAATGCATAGAATAAATGGATTTTTAGCAGATATTCCTATGAAATTTCATAATGGAACTGTAAATGAATTTGATATTGTTATAGGTAATCCGCCATTTAATAAAGGTACAATTTTACGTAAACAAACTCAAAAAGTTAAAGCAGAAATAACGGCTTTAGGATTAGAGGACACTGCAAGAGAATCTTTATGGACAAAATTTATTATAAAAATTTTTACTAAAAATATAGTAAAAAATAATGGATATTTATTATTTATTACACCAATTAATTGGTTTCATCCAGAAACAACAGGTACACGTGATATTATACTTTCAAGACAAATACATCATATACGAATTATATTTTTAGAACAATCAAAGAAACTATTTGGTGGATCAGGAGAACTTACAACTGCGTATTATCTTATTCAAAATACACCGCCAACTAAATCTACGCGAATTATTGATATGTTACAAAATGATGAACAACTTATGTTGACACAAGATAGTATAATTATCTTAGCATTTAATTCAATATATTCTAAAGTATATAAAAAATCAGATTTATTTTTAAAAACAAATGCAATAAAATCAACAACTGTAAAAGGGTGTGTAACTGGTTTATATAAACAAATAATTGGAATTTATGAAAATGGTGAGATACAATATGTAAAAACTAACATAAAACATCCATTGGCTGATCAACCAAAATTAATAATAAATGGATATACATATCCACGATACTATTATGACAGAGATGGAGACTATGGTAAATATCCTAGAGATGGAACAAATTTTATAATTATTGGAGATGATTTAGATAAAGTACAACAATATTTTGATACAAAATTATCTGCATTATTATTAAATTATATTAAATTTACACAGAAAAAAATAGATCCAAAATACTACCCAGATATACGGTCTATTCCTCTTAAAAAAATCACAGATGAAACATTAGCAGATTATTTTGGTTTTACAAAGGAAGAACGCGCTTCAATAAATGCAACTGAATATCCTAAACGTCAGTATAAATTTAAGGAGATTACTTGTGCTCAGATAAAAGGTAATAAAGATCCAAAAGAAGGTGGATCACGATTCCGAAAAACACGTAAGAATTACTCTAAAGCTGGAGGGATGTAAGAGAGCTCCATTGTTTGCTCATGAAGATACATTCCATAGAATCCATTGAGCTGTTTCCAGTGCCCATTTTTATATCCGCCAGGGATGTAACGAATAATGGATTCAAATAAAGTTAGTCCCTGTATTAGTTCAGCAGTGACATTAGATTCACACTTTCTTCCAGATTGTATACTAGTATAAAATGGCATTACGTATGCAATTTGATTATTATGTCCAGTTGTATGCGTTGTTCCACAAATCATATTATAAATAAGTGTCATATATTTATGATTGAGCTTCTGTGAAAAGGTGTACATAGGATTCATAATAATATCTACTGTATTTGGATCCTTGTTATCTTTGGAACAGGTATAGTACACATTCTTAATTGTAATGATAATGCCATTATTACCACGTTCAACAATACCTTGAACAAATAATACTCTTTCTCCAGACTTATGTAATTGTTCAATAAGTCGTTGCATGTATTCATATGGTTTATTAGGATATGGATGATAAATGTATGCAAAACGCTCTTCAAATTTCTTATAATATTCCTCCAATTGCCTCTGTTCTTCTTTTTCCTTTTCCTCCTGTTCCTCTTTTTTCCTCTTTTCATATAAGTCATCTTTTTCTTTCTGCAATAATGCAATTGTTCTGCGAGATTCCTCAAGCATTCGCATTAATTCCATTTTCTCATCTGTTTCATCTGAAGATTCGATCTTTTTAGATTTACATTTAACATCACTCTTTGATTCTGCAGAATCAAATGCAGAGTCAAATACAAAATCAAATGCAGAGTCTGTAAGCGACATGGTTGTCTGTCATATTAATCCAACTTTTATTTCAATTTTTATAATATCTGTATAAAAATTGAAAGATATGATATCATAAAAAGATATCAAACAATGGCAGGACCTTCCATCAAGTTTAAGAAACTACTCTTTACATATGAACAACGTGACAGAGATCAGATTCTATTCAAATTGTCTAACTGGTTAATGACACAACATTCTGATGATCCTCAAGCAGCTGCATTAAGTTCTACAATGCAAATGCTATGTAATTCAAATGGATATAAGCCCAAATCAGATTTTATGAATGATTCTGAATGGCTTATGATGCGATCATATGATACATGTGTTTCACTTGAAGCGATTGTAAAAGCAAAATTAGCAATCCCTGATAAAGAAAAGAAACCAAAGCCAAAAGAACCAGAAGAAAAAGAAGAAAAGTCAAAGGAACCAAAGGAACCCAAAGAACCACGCAAGGCAATTCCTAAAAAGATTCGCGGAGAAGCATGGAGAATGGCATTTGGCGATTCTATGAAAGGACAATGCTATTGTTGTAAAAAAGAACTAGATGCATTTGATACATGGCATGCAGGTCATATTATTGCAGTATGCAATGGAGGAAAAGATATTGCTACAAATCTACGTCCAACATGCGGTTCATGTAATCTCTCTATGGGAACTGAAAATATGGATGATTTTAAAGCACGATGCTATCCTGCATAGTAAAACTATCTCATGAAAAATAATATAAATATATTACTGTTTATTTTTTGTTAATTACTTCTTCGCAAGTACAGGACGTTTCTTCTTTGGTTTCTCATCCATTTTTTCAGCCATCGGAACAGATTCTGCTATACGTGCCACAGAGTACGCAGCCCACGTCTCTTGAAATTCATCCAAATCTTTAATCCAAAGAGATGCATCTGTTTGCGAATCCAGATAATCAATCTCATCTTGTTTCTCCATGATCTGTTTATCCAACTCTATGATGGCTGACAGTTTCAACCGATCAATCCGCATTTTCAAGACATAATCATAGGAATCATATGCATTTGGATCAATAGGATCAGTACCGCTCAACGGAGGAATATCACATGCTTGTAGCCCTTGAACAATTTCTTTGTCCGTTTTCTTCTGCAACACTAAGCGTTCATCCAGAATAGCCTGAATAAATCGTCGCTTTGCGTCCAGTTCTGTAATCTGTTTTTTCAAGGCTCCCAATTGATATTGCCGACGGGCTTCATACATCGGCAAACGTTTCTCCATAAATGCTTCCATGATATCACCCACCGTCTTGTATTTTACAATATTGAACTCTGTATCAAAGCAGGTCATATTTGTCGTTTTCCATGAACTAATTAGTTTGAAGTGCTTCTCAAACTTGTCAGGATTCTCCTTGACTTCATCATAGCCTTCTTCCGTGAAATAGAGAATAAACCGAACATCCACGTCATTGTAAAGATCATCAAATCCTTTCAGACCACAAGGCTCCACTTCTTTACCAGATTTGCTAGAAGCCGTGCTAGCAGTCTCTGCTTTCTTTGCTTCCTTCTTGGCTTCTTTGGATTTCTTCTCTTCTTCTTCACACATACCATCCAAGAATTCTTTATAGGGTTTGGTCCATGTTCCAACAGGGAGTTCAGTAATCGTCACAGTTTTCTTCTCATCATCCATGGTATACAATCCTTTGGTGAGCCATGTTTGTTCATCTTGACGACTGGTTGTACCCTTGAATCCAAACCACCAGGGGTCCAAAGGATAATTTGCCAGTGTAAGAATAGATCCATCTAAACGTTTTCTGAGGAGGCAGGCAATTTCATCAGGTTTGTATGGAGGTACATTAGTTGAATACCCCGTTCCAATTCCTAGAGAGCCATTGATAGCAAGAAGTGGTACAACAGGCAAATAGTATTCTGGTTCTACCACATCACCATCATCATCAATGTATTTCAAGAGACAATTATCTTCTTTGCGAAAGATTTTGAAGACAATGTCCTCTAGATACGTGTGAATGTAACGTGGAGAAGCTGCATCCTGGCCTGCCTGAAGCCGTGATCCAAATTGCCCCACAGGACGCAACAGATTAATATTATTGGATCCCACAAAGTTCTGTGCCATACCAATGATTGTCCCATTCAACGATGCTTCACCATGATGATACGCTGCATGTTCAGAGACATATCCTGCAAGCTGTGCTACGCGGATTTCCTCTTTGAGATTCCTCTTGAGACAGGCAAACAAGATCTTTCGCTGTGACGGTTTCAATCCATCCATCATGTTGGGGAGCGATCGGATATTATCAGCATTGCTGAAGTGAATGAGCTCTTTGTTAACAAACTCGGTATAGGATGCTGCTCCAGCCACAGGGACAAGCATGGTGGTTGGATCGTAGTGAGAGAGCCATCGTTTACGATCATCTGCTTGTTTCTTGTTGAAGGCGAGATTGATAGAATCATCCGTTTTCTCATCCCATTCGTATTTGATTTCATGGAGTTCTTTGAACCATTCACGGGCTTCCATGGGTGTAGATGTACCCAACCCTTTATAGTATTTAATTTTCCAGCCACTCAAGCCTGAAGGCAACGTCTCTTTCCACGCCTGGAATTCAGGGATAGAATAGAAGGCCATAACAACTTTGCCTTTCATCGCTTTCAAGATCGGCGTCAATAAGGTACATAAGAATCCCGCTTGCATGAGCCCAGGCCATTCTGCATGGAACAAGTTCATGAGAAGACCTTTGATATGGGATCCATCATGATCCTGATCGGCCATAACCATGACGCGTCCATATCGCAACTCGGATGAATCCCGATATTTCTTGCCTTGTTCCAACCCGAGAATCTTCTTGATCGTGGTAAGCTCTTCATTTGCATTGAATTTCTGGATCGTAATCTCACGCACATTGAGCAACTTTCCTTTCAAGGGGAAGACACCCCATCGCTCACGACCGACCTCTTTCAAGCCAGAGATGGCAGAAGTAGCAGCTGAATCTCCTTCCGTGAGGATGAGAGTACATTCACTACTCTTCGCAGTTCCTGCGAACAATGCATCTTCCAACTTAGTAATACCGCGCAGGACGGATCGTTTCTTGCCATCGGTTTTCTTTACATCACGCAAGGATTTTGCTTCCAGGACATGTTTGGCTTCATCTAGAAGCCCTAATTTAAATAGGGAATCCACGAGCTTCCCTGAGTACTCTGCGCGTGATCCGAACTCTGCAGCAGGAGTCGTAAGGAACTCTTTGCTTTGCGAATCAAAGGAGGGATTGACAATGGTGCTGTTCAGAAACAAAACCACTGCATTCTTGAGTTGTCCTGGTTTAATATCTACTTTCTTTTTCTTGGCGAGCTCACAGAAATCGGTGAGGACTTTTCGTGTAACTGTTTCTACATGCTTGCCACCTTTCTTTGTATTGATACCGTTGACAAAGGAGATATGTTTGTCTTCAGCGAGTTCTTCTTCATCTGAATACAAATGTGATGCCAAGATGGCACCTACTTCCCAGCGAGGTCCGCACTGTTCATAGGCAAATCCTGTCATGCCATCACGGAGGAATAGTTTGATGTATTTTTCAAAGGTGTTGGATCCGATAACAGTGCCATTCCAGGTCACTTTGACTTCTTTGCCGACGAGCGCAGCGAGTTCAACGGTGCGCGTCTGGAAAGCTGATATCATGTCAGTAATGGCACCATTTTCATCAAATGCTCCTTGGAATCGGGTCTTGTCAGGAATGAATGTAATCTTTACATAACCCGTTTTAGATGTTGATTTTTTAATAATAGGTTTCTCAACTTGGAACATATTATTGTACCAGCTCTGAGAATACTGCTTCTGAGACGCAGGAGTTTTAATGTCAACTGTGAAGAGTTTGCTCAAAATATTTACAGCTTTGCTTCCGTAACCATTCTTCCCCCCGACAATCTTTTCTTCCGTCTTATCGTAGTTACTTGAAGTCAAAAGTTGACCGAAAATCATCTCAGGGATCATCACCCCATCTGAATTCATCTCAATAGGAATCCCATCGCCATCATTCTCTACTGAGATAATCGTATCACCCTCCTTGGAATCTACCGAAATATCAATGTGTTTAATGGGGGTCATCCCCGCCGTCATAGTGCTACGAACAAACTCATCCCGAGCATTGACCACAATCTCATCAAAGATTTTATAGAGACCAGGATTGTAGTTGAGTTTTTTGTAGATCATTTTGTTCGTGGCTCCGTCGTAAATCCAACGCGTTTCTTCATTCGTCTTGGTGCTTCCTACGTAGGTGTCAGGGAGTTCCAGAATGTGCTGATGGTGCGTGTGCTTCTTGTAGACACGAGTGGGAGCAGGAGCAGTAGCAGCAGTAGCAGCCATTATGTAATAGTGGTGATTGATTATTTAAATTGAAAAGTTGATGTCAATTTTTATTGTATATCATTAGATGTCTTATACTAAAAAACATAAGGGAGGTGGTCCATTGCCATTACGATATTTTGATGTGAATGCAGATCATCCATCTGCCGATCCTGGTTGTAATATGCGTATTTCTGGTAATGTGGTGCGTCCTGCGATTGGCGGTAAACGTAGTACACGTAAAAGACGCAGTAGACGTACTAGAACAAAAGGCGGATTCTTTCCCTCCATTATGGAGCCATTTGTATTAGGATGTTCTAAATATATTGCACCACTTGCTGGTCTGTCTGCTTGGAAATTAATGAATCGTCCAACTAAGAAGTCTTTAAGAACTTCTAAAAAGTATAAGAAGTCTGGCAAAAAGTTCTAAGAACTTCTAAAAAGACTTTTTAGGAAAAAGTCTGGCAAAAATATAAGAAAAACCTGTCTAGAAAGTAATGGTATACTACCCGCTCAAATACTACAGAGGTCTATCAAAAACCAAAAAAGCTCAGCGTCTCAAAGAGATTATCAAGTTTGGAAAGAAGTCCTGGAAAAACAAGACAGCATACAAGGGATTTAAGACAGATCAAGGAGTGAAAACAAAATCATCCCATTATACAAAAGATTGGTACAAACTGTTTCCTGATGCGAAGTCACTGAAACAGAAGTCAGAAGCGACAGGAGTTCCACTTAACTTGATCAAAGAATCATATAATCGTGGAATGGCTGCATGGCGAACAGGTCATCGTCCAGGAGCTACGGAACAACAATGGGGATATGCACGAGTTCATTCATTATTAGTATGTGGTAAGACGCATTATACAACTGATTCGGATTTGGTTAAAAAAGCAAGGAAGACTGCAAAAGGAAAGAAGTGGTTTGCGAGATGTTCAAATAAAAATCCGTATTAGAGGCTTTTGTTGGAACTTTGTTAAAGCACTGCGTTTAAATATCATAACAGACGTATCCGGATGCATCCGGATACGTCTAGTACATTATACGCATAGTAATCTAAAGCCACACCGTCAATTACACATTAATGAGTCTCAACTCGGACCAAGCCTCTAAAGGCGATCACCACTCAAAAGGCGACCAACCAAAATCCGATAAAGCACAACCCAATGCAAATGGAAATCTGTTTGAGATCCGTACTGTTCAGTCCGCAGCCTTTCGCACCTTGATTGAAGCGCTTAAAGAAATCTTAACCGAAGCCAACCTGGAATTTGACAGTACAGGTATTAAAGTGATTGATGTAGATGAAACCCATACTGTGTTAACATATCTCCGTTTGCATGCAGATCGTTTTGAGTATTTCTATTGTCCTGCCAAATACATCCTTGGAATCAATATGATTTACTTGTTCAAACTCATTAAAACACTAAACAATACAGACAGTCTTACTCTGTTTCTTCCTGCTAACAATCCAAATAAGCTGGGGATCCGTGCGGAGAATGCGGATAAGGGAACAACTAATACATGGATGATGAAACTGTTTGTTACAAATGTGGAGAACATTGAGTTTCCTAATATTTCATTTACGTCTATCATTCATATGCCATCACTAGATTTTCAGAAGATCTGTCGCGATTTCAATGCATTGGCTGAGAAGCTGGAGATTACAAGTTCCAATTCGGACTTGATCTTTCGATGTATGGGAGATTTCGTGGATGGTGAGACGGTCATTATGTCAAATAATCAAAGGGAGATTGAAGTGGAACGAAATACGAATGATATTGTGCAAGGGGTATTTGAGCTGAAGTATTTGGTTCTGTTTACAAAGTGTACGAATCTGTGTACAAGTACTCAGATTCATTTGAAGAATGATTATCCATTGGTTCTTAGATATATGGTGGCGAATCTGGGTGAAGTGCGACTTGTTCTGGCTCCACAGAAACAGAAGTCAGATGTACCGAGGAATGGGAAATAGAGCTAAAATCTTAAAAATATAACAAGAATAATGTATAATCTTGTTATATTTTATCTTTGGACAACTTAATACTTAAATATAGTTTTATACCGTGCATGTTCATCCAATGTTGTTCGTTTACTTAAGAAATCTAAATATTTTTTTGATAATGCATACTGTTTTGGTTTTTTCTCTTGTAATACTTCTAAACGAACTTTCATAATCATGGCTACTTGCCATATTCGTTTATGTGGATACTGTTTAGATTTGTAGAGTTTTTCAAGTTTATGAATGGTATTTGTAACATCTTCCAGTGTTGTGTATTTAATATGAATGGTATCTTTTGGATTTTTGTCTATGTATACATCAAATGATTTCTTTGGATCATTAGGATTATAAAAAAAACGTTTTGTTGAACGAGATCGCTTTTTTTGTTTTCTTGTTTTCATATTGTATAAGAAGAAATATAATTTTAGTAGGTTCTAATACGTTTTAATAAATTTTGCGTTGCAGACTGGTTTTGCCAAACTTTTTTAAATTTTGCGTCGCAGACTGGTTTTGCCGAACTTTTGCATAAAAGTTCAATACATCTTCTTCTGCACAAACGGTGTATAAATGATATCCGCAGCCTGAACAGAATTTAATTCTGTATTGATCTCATTCACACGATTGTGTTTCTGTGAATCTCCATTCCACACTTTGATGATATTGAAGCCACGCTTCGGACTGATAGAGAGTCCATTGATGTAATTCTCAGGATTAGTGGATGCACAATTGATCATAGAAGCAATGACATAATCTACGAAGATATTGGCTGCATTTTTCTTGTGGCAACGGAAGGAATAGCATCCACCGCGAATGTGATAATGACTTTCCCATAGGGGAGGGGAAGGATCACGCATCATAAAGAACATTCCATCAGAGAAAGAGTCAATGTTAAGTGCGTCCATAATCGCCCAGAAATGATTCCATGTAGTCATTGTACCGATTTTGATGAATGTATTGAGTGTCCACTTGGTCTCCTCTGCTGCATGGAAGTACAGCGTCCAAGAACCAGTGGGAATAGGAGTTTGAATGGTCAGCTCGTTAGAGGCCGCCATAATACGTTATTCTTAGTGTTGTTTTCTTTAAACTATGGTTGAAATCTGTTTCAATTTTTTAAGAGGTTTTAACAAGTTTTTAACAAGTTCTTAACAAGTTCTTAACAAGTTCTTAACAAGTTCTTAACAGTGTCTTGAAACAATATCTACATAACTATGTTCATGAACTTGTAATTCTTTTTCAAATCCATTTGAATCAATAATATGAAAGACAACTTCTGCATCAGACGGAAACCATTGCTTAGTATAAATACACCATGAAATAAACAGATAAGAAATCTTAGGAATACCAATTAGAGTATGATTTAATTCACTGCATATCATAAAATCAGACAAAAAATCATCAATATTGAACTCATTGCTTGTAGTCAGTGTAGTAATAGAAATATGTGCAGAAAGCCAGTTTACTTTATAGATTGCTTTTGCATTTTTATCAGTAGATTTAAGAGTATTCATACTAGAATGATATACCCAGTCACTATGTACGTCATTTTTAATATGCTGTAAAGGGATCGGACATGTGTAGTTGGGAATAAAGACCCATTTGTTATGGCGATCATACCAATAATCAACCATAGATGATAAAAAATAAGATGTATATGTTGAAGTATTGATATAACATGTTTTTATTTTATCTAAAATGATAATACTTCGTAAATTTCCCATTCTGTACTATAATTAGGTTTATATCTTTAGATTTATTTCTTGTTTTTATAAAAGGCAATCGTACCTGTTTTCTCTTTCCAGTATCCAATGGCAGTGTCATCAATCTCTCCATTAACCTCTTTGTAGATGAAACTGTCTGCATCTTTATAGTATGTTTCACCATTGTATTTAATTTCCTCAAGTGAAAGACCTTCTTCTTCTTCCTCTTCTTCCTCTTCTTCCTCTTGGACAACCTCTTTCTCTTGGACAACCTCTTTCTCTTGGACAACCTCTTGGACAACCTCTTTCTCTTGAACAGGCTCTTCCTCTTCTTCCTCTTGAACAGGCTCTTCTTCTTGGACAACCTCTTCCTCTTCTTCTTGAACAACCTCTTCCTCTTCCTCTTGAAGAACTTCTTCCTCTTCCTCTTCCTCTTGGACAACCTCTTCCTCTTGAAGAACTTCTTCCTCTTCCTCTTC